CTCACCAAGGCCGGAAACCTCAACGCCGTCCTCCTCGACCTCACCCAATTCCGCAACCGCGCCATGCGAGGCATCAACGACCGCAACGAAGCCCTCGCCCCCTTCAACTGGGAACTCAGCCAGGTCGAAACCGACCTCAAGCAGTGGATGGATAACCACCGCAACAACCTCCCCGGCGAAAACAAAATCGGCACCGCCAAGCGCGACGCCATCAACTCCCTCGTCGGCCTCGCCACCAACTACAACCGAGGCAAAAACCCCCTCAACGGAGCCTTCGGCCCCGGCAGCGCCATCAAACAATTCCGCCTCGACCGCGTAGACGCCGCCATAGGCACCGGCCGCCAAGGCTTCCACTTCGACTACGAAAAAGCCAACGGCAACCTCCTCCCCAACATCCCCGCCGCCATGCCGGACTTGTCAAGAGACCTGCCAGGCCAAGCCATGCCGGATATTACAATCACGCCGGACGAAGCCAAACGGCAGGGATTAGTTGGTCCTCTTTATCATGGAAGCCCTGATTTTAAGGGCCAAAAATTTGATCCCAAATATAGGGCAAGAAATTCCGGCCTGTCTCGAGGTGGTTTTTCTTTCACCGATAATGTCGAGTCGGCAAAAGGCTATGCTTCCAACAAAATAGATTCCGCGCAGTCCGCAGTAGATTCAGCAAATGATGTCATGCGAGAGCTCGCAGGCAGAATGGATAACGGATTAAAAGTGGATGGGTTTGCAGACTCTGCCGAGTTGCCAGAATTCAATTCCAGCTATGTGGACGACATTGAGAGCTTGGGAGATTATTTCGACGAGATTGCAAACAAGATTCCAAAAGACCTTGGAGATCGCCTTCGTGTTGCCGCAAGCAAAACAAACGAGCCCGCAAATCCTGTAGTTGTCGAAGCCTTTTTAAGGAATCCAAAAGTCACGGAAATCAATGGCAAAAAACTTTGGGTTACAGAAAATCCAGATGACATTTTTGTATCGGGAGTCACTAAGCCGCCCCAAGGCCAAGCCATGCCGGATGCGGTGGCTGGAAGGGCAAAAGACATGCCGATGTCAGCTTTGAAAGTGTTGCACGCAGATAGTTCGACTCTGCCAAAACCTGATAAAAAGACAACGAACGCCAAGGTGGCATTGCAGTTGGCAGATGCCGCTGAAAAGCATTACGGCGGCAAAATCACCAGCAGCAATATCACGCCAGAAATCGAGTCTGATCTAATCATCGTAGGATCGGATGAGGCTGAAGCGGCACTTAAAGCAAGCGGCAAAAATGCCGCCAACTGGTATTCCACCGCAATCCAAGCGGCTTTGGCTGTAGCCGGAACAATTCATAGGTCTCTTTCGGATTTGAATGTCGCCAAACAAAACAAATTCTTTGCCAAGGAAAGCGATCCGGTGAAAGCGGCGCAGTTTGCTCTTAGAATTCCACTGGCAATCACATCGCAAAACATGACCGTGCCGCTCAATGCGAGATACGCAAACGAGCAGTTCGATATATTTTCAAAAACAGGGAAGTTCGACCCGTCGAAATCTTACGGAGAAAAAGCAAAATCCATCAGCGGGAATCTTCAATTAGCCAACGACATGATTGATGCCTTTGGCGGAATCACTGCATTAGAGGCATTCGTATCCAAGGAATTTACCGTCCGAGACCTGGAAACCGTAGCGTCGAAAGCTGCCGGCCGTAAGGTTACAATCGCCGGGCGGAAAGAAGATATGGTCAATGGCGCGGCTATTTTTGGACCAAAAATTGGACAAGGTTTTCTGCAAAACCTCATGGGCAACTTTGACCCAGTCACTATTGATCTTTGGATGCGCCGAACATGGGGTCGCTGGACAGGCGATGTTGTTGGAGATGGAGTCACCGCCACACGGCTTGGCCGAATCATTCAAGAACATCGCAACTCTGGAAGGAAACTCCCTGACTTGATCAAGCGGCTCCGCACCGTGGAAAGAAGCACTGGGGTCACAAGCACTGGCAAGCCCAAAAAACCGGAACTCACGGTATCTGAAGATGTGGAGGCTCGCATCGATAATGATCCAGCATTCCGAAAAGAAATTGAAGCGTTCGCCAAAGAGGCCAATGCAGAATTCCAAGGCTACTACAAACTCATCAGTCAACCCATGTCTATTGATGAAGTAAAACGCATCAACAAGGCATTCCAAGACGCGCAGGCCAACCAAGACAAGGCTGATAGTATTATCCAAAACGCTTTCACAACGACCGTCCGCAGGCAGCAATCTATCAAAGCCATGCTTGACCAGAAATGGGATGGCATGTCTCCAGAGCAAAAGAAAAAACTCAACCAAGAAAACCCGCAGAAAGCCATTGCCAAAGATGCCTGGGTGGCAATGCAACACGCGGCACAAAAAAGGACTGAGGTCCTTCCAAACGAAATCAAAAACGCATTGAAGCCAAACTGGGCTAATGCAGCAAAATCTATTGTTTCCGAACTAAACCCCATCGATATCCCATCCGATCTCGACCGCCGCGTTATTAGTCGCGTTGTAAACGGCATTCGAGAAGAAATGGGCCGTCGCGGATACAGCCTCACAAACGCAGATGTCCAAGCTATTTTGTGGTATCCAGAAAAAGATTTGTGGGCTAAATTACGAGGTGAACAAGAATCAGGTCTCAAACAAAGCTATGACGACGAATTCATCAAAATCGCAGAAGACCTTGGGCTTGGATCAGAAGCCCGAGAGGTTGCAAACCGAATCAGAGGCTATTGAGCCACACGAAATCGCTGGCAGCATGACGCCTGCGCAGATCAAGGTATTCGCAGCCGAGCTGGCCAAGTTGATGGCGAAAAAGTAGCTTAGTCTACAGCCCCCAAAACCTCTCCGCTCTCGGAGCTGCTCGGACAACAACGGGCAACAGCATTCTAACCCGTTGAAAGCAAGCAACGGAATTCCGACTTAAAATCCCTTTTCGCGAAAGCGGAGTGCGGGTTCGAGTCCCGCCGCCGGCAGAGGGAGTTACGCCCGCAGAAGCCCATAAAATAAGGCTCTGCGGGCTTTTCGTTGCCGGTTGTTGTTGGTGGTTCGCGTTTGTTGCCGTTTGGTTATTTCTTGCAAAAGTGGGCAACACGGGCAACAGAGTGGGCAACAACTTCTCTCTTTTATGAACCAATTCTTTGTCTCTCCTTACCCGCAGCGGCCGGCCACTCCTTGGAAATTGACGATTCCGCAGGCGGTGGCGGGGGTGCGGATTCGTCGATTTTTTCACACGGAGGCGGAGGCTTGGGCGGAGGGGCCGCGGATTTTGGAGAGGCTGCGCAAGGGGGGGACGGATGCGCTGGCGCTGGCGCCGCAGGGGATGAGTATGCGGGCGGCGGTGCGGGACTATGTGGCGAGCAAGGCGAAGAAGTCGGACAATCATCGGCAGAAAATTGAGCGGGTTTGCGCGGCGTTGATTGAGGCGTTCCCGGGGGCGGTGGCGGGGGTGACGCCGATGGCGGCGGCGCGGTGGTTCTCGACGATTGAGGGCAGCCCGACGACTCGGGCGGGCTGGCACCGGTATGCCTCGGGGTTTTTTTCCTGGTGCGTGGATATGGAGATCGCGGAGCGGAATCCTCTGCGGAAGGTGGAGGCGCCGCGGGCGGAGTCGAAGCGGTCGCTGATTTCGGCGAAGGAGTTGGTGGCGATTTTGGATGAGGAGATGAGTGATGGGCTGAGGGCTTGGTTTCTTTTGGGTGCGTTTGCGGGGCTGCGGTCGATTGAGGTGGCGCGGATGCGGTGGGAGGATGTGGATGCGAGGGCGGGGCAGATCGAGGTGCGGCGGGAGGTGAGCAAGCAATCCTCGGGGCTGCCGGAGCGGATTGTGGATTTCACTGAGCCGTTGAAAAAGCGGGCGGATTTTTTCAACAAGAGGAGCGGACAGATTGTGCCGGAGCATTCGCTGCGGCTTTATCGGGAGCGGATGAGGCTGGTGGAGGGGCTGGCGGAGCGGGGGGAGTTGCCGTGGACGAAATTTCCCGAGAATGCGCTGCGGCACTCGTATGCGACTTACCACTTGGCGCGGGGGCAGGACGCGCAGAAGACGGCTCACCAAATGGGGCACTCGACCTCGGCGATGGTGGAGCGGGTGTATGCGGTGCCGGCGCGCAAGGCGGATTGGCGGGCTTGGTGGCGGGTGTGATTTGCGGTTCGCGAATGGCGAATCACCGCTGGGTGAGGACGGGGGGCTCGGGGAGGATTTTGTTGGGGATGGGGTGGAGGAAGACGACATGCTTGGGGAGGGGCGTGCCGGTGCAGAAGATTTGGTTGGCGCGGGAGCCGTCGGTCCAGCGGGCGTTGATGGTTTGCTGGGTGTAGCCGTTGTCGGGCCACTGGGCTTTGTAGGAGTCTTTGACCAGGATGCTACAGGGACTGACGCCGATGACATCGTTGTTGAAATCGATGATGGCGCCGGGGGGCATGGTCTGGACTTGGATGAGGTGGTCGCCGGTGTTGGATTCGCGCTCGCTGATGATTTGATCGAGCAGGCTGGGCTGCTGGGTGGCGCAGGCGCTGAGGCTGAATGCGAGAAGAAGGGTGGCTAGGATTTTCATGCGACAAAAAGAAGACACAACGAGAGGTCGATTACTTTGCCTTGCCAGCCTGGCGGGAGGATTTGGTCGGAGCTGTTGAGGATCCACCACCGGAGCTCGCTGATGGTCGAATGACATTGGCAGAGGCGCTCTGGGGCTGGCGGTTTCCCAATGTGTCGGTGCTTTCAAGGTCGCGCATTTGCTGGACGGCGTCGGCGATGACAGCGCTGCGGCTGCTCTTTAAGCGGCGGTCCTTGCGGTTGAGTTCTTCGACTTTTTCATCAATCCAATCGCGCAATTCGCGGTCCATGCTGATGGTGAATTTGACAACTTTTTCGGCGTTGCTCATGCCGGACTAGTAATACCGAGTGTGCAAAAGCGCAAGTGGTATGAAAATATTTTTTCGCCCGCCGCGCCTTTGCAGGAGCGGATGTCAAGTGAAATCTTTATGGGGTGAATTCCCCACTTTTCAAAAAAATATTGTTCAGCGGTATGACCAGTAATAATCAGTATGACCATGCAAGCGGGTTACGAAAAAACAAGTGTAAGCCTTCCGGCGGAGTTGCTGGGTTGGCTGAAGGGAAAGAGCGAGGAGCAGGGAACGCCAGTGAGCCGATTGATCGCGCAAGCGGTGCGGCGGATGCAGGAGAGGGAAGGGCGGAGGGTGCGGAAATGAAGGGGACGATCTCGCTGAAGGAGGCGTCGGAGATGACGGGTGCCTGCATATGGACGCTGAAGCAGCACATCTACAAGGGCTCGTTTCTGGCGGCGAAGCCGCTCTCGGACCGGGGGGGCTGGAGGATTTTTGAGGAACCATTTCGGCGGTGGTGGAGCGACCGGATCGGCGCGACGAGCAACCGCCCAGCAGCAGCAGCAAAACAACAAGGAGTCAAAATATGAATCTCTATCTCTGCCATGCCAACGGTCTTACCGGACCCTTCGGCGACTACATCCACGCGAGCACGCCGGCCGAGGCTCGGCTGAAATTCTACCGCGACCACAAGGTCACGCCGTTTTCGGTGCGGTTTGAACGGAGGGCGAAATGAGCCACCAGGAAGCGATCTGGCTTTGCCAATCGATCATCGAGGCGATCAAGGCGCTGGGGCCGGCGGCGGTGCTGGCGGCGATCACGCTGGGGGTGACGAAATGAGCGCGGAAAACTCGGAGGCGTGGCGTGAGTTGGCCGTGGAGGCTCGGGTGGCGGTGATGGACTACTGGACCCACGAGCATGAGCGCAAGAGTGAGGTGAGGATGCTGAGGGTGGTGCGGATCTTGGACAAAATCCAAGAGCTGGAGCGCAGGGAGGACAGGCCATGAGCGGACCTATGGCTATCGGGCTTTCGATGCTGATCTTTCTGTCGATGTGGTGCTGCTTCTGGGCGGGGCAGAGATCGATGTTTTACCAGATGCGGGACCGGCATGAGCGTCGGCGCCGGTGGCGCGAATTTTACGACGAGGACTTTGAGGACTGAATTCCGGCTATGCGGCTAGTCCCTAACTAGCTCAGGAGCCATGGGGGGGCGCGATTCCCACACAACGCGCACAAAACAAAAATTTATATGAAACTAAACATTGTAACAGGCAAACAGCAGCGGGCCCAGCGGGTCTGCTTTTATGGAGTGGAATCGGTGGGCAAGACGACGCTGGCGGCGCAGGCGGAGTGCCCGGTGTTTCTGGATGTGGAGAATGGGACGGCGCACTTGGATGTGCCTCGGCTGTCGGTGAAGAGCTGGGGGGAGCTGATCGAGGCGGTGCGTGCGTTGGCGACGCCGGAATACAAGCAATTCAAGACGGTGGTGCTGGATAGCATCGACTGGGCGGAGCGGCTGTGCGTGGAGGATTTGAAGGCGGAGAAGAAGATTAAGAGCCTGGAGGAGATCCCGTATGGGAAGGGCTTCACGATGGCCTCGGAGCGGATGGCTCGTTTCCTCAATGAGCTGGACCGGCTGATCGATGTGGGGACGCATGTGGTGCTGATCGGCCACGCGCAGGTGCGGCGGGTGGAGCCGCCGGATCAGGTGCAAGCCTACGACCGGTATGAGCTGAAGCTGCTGAAGCAGACGGGGCCGCTGGTGAAGGAGTGGGTGGATCACCTTTTCTTCCTGAATTTCAAGACGCGGATCGTGGAGAGCGAGAGCGGCAGGGCGAAGGGGCGCGGGGGCAAGGAGCGGGTGGTGCTGACGACGCACTCGGCGGCTTACGATGCGAAGACGCGGTCGGACTTGGCGGAGGAACTCCCGCTGGCGTGGGAGTCGGTGGCGCCTGTGTTTGGCAAGGTGCCGGGGGCGGCCGCGGCGCAGCCGGAGAGGGATCTGGACGGGGAGCTGGCGGCGCAAGAGGGGGCGGTGAATGCGTTTCTGCTGAAGCGGGGGAAGATCGGGGAGGGGCAGACCTACCGTGACATGCCGGAGGATTTCCGCCGGAAGATCGCGGAAAATCCCGAGGGTTTCTGGAGGGCCGTGAAGGCGGCGTAAGGGATGAGTCTTTTCCGTCCCGAGGGAGTCAATGAACGAAATGTCCAGAAATGGCTCGCAAAGCGAGGGATGGAAAACATCGGCCTGCACGATGCGCGAGTGGGAAACAACTCGCGTGAGGTGGAGGAGAACCGGCGCCTGGTGGACGAGGCGTGCGAGCGGTGGCTGCGGGCACGGGGAAAAGGAACGATGGGGCTGCGACAACAAATCACAAACGAAATAAACAATGCAAAACGATAAAAATATACGGCACAGCATGCTGCCGAAGCTGGCGGAGTGCCCGAAGTATACCCCGAAGCCTGGCGAGGCTGGGCCTGCGGCGCAGCGGGGCACGGTGATGGATGAGGCGTTTCGGCTGGCGCTGCAGGGGGACCGCTCGAAGCTGGATGCGCTGCCGGCGGAGGATCGGCCGGGGGTGGAGTGGGCGGTGGCGCTCCTGGAGGACTACAAGCGGACGGGGGCGGTGGAGGCGCGGGAGGAATTCCTGGCGATGCACACGCCGGGGATCGCGCATGTGGGCACGGCGGATGCGCTGTGCGAGAGGCTGGGCTGGGTGGCAGATTTGAAGACGGGGGCCGTGAGGTCTTATATGGAACAGCTTGCGGCCTACAGCTATGCGTGCATGGCGACGCGGTTCGAGCAGGAGTGGACGGCGCATGTGCTCTACTGCGACCACCAGTTGGTGAAGAGCTACCGCTTCACTCTGGATCAAGCTCGGCAGATCGTGGAGCAGATCATTGCGGAGGTGAATGATCCGGCGGCGGAGCCTCGGGCTTCGGAATACTGCCGCTGGTGTGCCAATGAAAATACTTGCCCGGCGGTGGTGCGGCCGGTGGAGAAGGGGTTGGCGTTGGCGGCGCAGCCGGTGACGAGCTTGGAGACGATCCTGACCACGATCTTGGACTCGCCGGAGCGGATGGGGGAATTTTTAGCCCAATGGAAGATGGCGGAGAAGATGGTGGCGGAGCCGGTGGAGAAGGCGATGCGGTCTCGTCTTGAGACTGGCGCCGAGGTGCGGGGCTGGAAGCTGATCGATGTGAAGGGGCGCGAATACTACGACGCGGAGGGGATCGTGTGGGCGGCGAAGCAGGCGAATGCCTCGCTGGAGGCGGTGGTGCTGGCGATGGGCGGGACGATGAGTGGCAAGGCTTACCGCGAGTGGCTGACGCAACTGGGGCAGGAGCCGCTGAATGCGCACACGCGCACGGGCACGGGCTCGAAACAACTGCGCCAGGTGAAGCCGGCGAAGACGAAATAATTTTCCTCGCGGGTCCGTAGGGGCCACGCAGGGGCAAAGGGGGGCTGCGCAATCCCAAAAAACGCAGAACAAACAACAAATTATATGCCTACATACACAGCAAAAAAACCAGAAGCGCCGCAAAGCGGCAGCAAATACTATGTCGAGCCGGGGATCTACAAGTGCGAGGTCTACACGGCGGAGGAGAAGACCTCGAAGCGTAAGCCGGATGGCTCGGGGGGAAACCCGATGATCGAGCTGACGCTCAAAGTGATGCTGCCGAATGGCAAGCAGGGGCCGGATGTGCGGGACTACCTTGTTTTCACGCCGAAGAGCAGTTGGAAGATCGATGCCTTCCGCGAGGCGTCGGGCGAGGCGGTGCTGGAGGGAGACTTTGATCTCTCGCCGGAGGCGTGCGAGGGGCGCGAGGTGGTGGCCATGATCGGCGACAAGCCGGGGGAGAAGGAGGGCGTGCGCTGGAATACGGTGGAATACTACCTGCACGGCGAGGAGCGGGCGGAATTCCTCGGGGGAACGAAGGCGGCGCCTATGGCTCGGCCGGCGGTGACTGCGCAGGGGGATGACATTCCGTTTTAAGCATTATGGCCAAGGCGACTCTGGAGTATGACATGGTGGAGGAGCGGGACGAGCTGGACTACGCGCTGGCGGGGCTGGATGCCCTGCTGGTGCTCTCGGACCTGGACAATGAGCTAAGAAGCCTGCTCAAGCATGGCGCCGGGGCTTTTGCCGGCCTCGATGAAAAGACCATCGAGCGGGTGCGTGAGTGGGTGTGGGACCAGCGCTCGACTCGGAATCTGCCGGAGGTGAGATGACAATCCTTGCCCTCGACCCCGGCACGACCGAGACGGCGTTTGTCCTGTGGGACGGGCGCCGGATCCTTGAGGCCGACCACCTGCCGAATGCGGAGATCCGCCAAATCCTCATTGGCCGCGAGTATGACGCGGTGGCCTGTGAGATGATCGCCTCCTACGGCATGGCGGTGGGCAAGGAGGTCTTCGAGACCTGTGTGTGGATCGGGCGGTTCGTGGAAGTGGCTCGGGTGGAGCCGCGCTTGGTCTACCGGCGGGATGCGAAGCTGCACCTCTGCCACTCGCCGCGGGCGAAGGATGCCAATGTGCGGCAGGCGCTGATCGACCGCCTCGGGCCGCAGGGCACAAAGAAGAACCCCGGCCCCACCTACGGCATGCGCTCCCACCTGTGGGCGGCGCTGGCTGTGGCGGTGTATGCGGGGGATGTGAAGGAATAAAAATGTGGATACTACCAAAGAATTTACAGCTATCGAGTGGTGCGCCGGATACGGCGGGATTCATCTCGGACTTAAACGAGCAATCCCAAATCTGCGCGTCATCGCTTATGGTGAGATCGAAGGCTTCGCCTGCGCGAACTTGGTTGCAAAAATGGAAGCGGGACTCTTGGACCCAGCACCTCTCTGGACGGATATTAAGACCTTCCCATGCGAGGACTTTCGTGACCGAGTGGACCTCCTTGTGGCCGGTTACCCCTGCCAGCCATTTTCCGCAGCCGGAAAGCGACTCGGCACAGAAGATCCTCGCCACCTCTGGCCTCACATCGCCAGATCAATACGAGTTATTCGACCTCGACTATGCTTCTTTGAGAATGTCGAAGGACACATCAGCCTTGGACTCCGAGAAGTCATTGGAGAGCTGGAATCAATCGGTTACCAGACGGCGTGGGGAATATTCAGCGCGTCTGAAGTCGGCGCACCGCACCAGCGCAAGCGGGTCTTTATCTTGGCCTACGACAAACGCCAGGGATTGGAAGGATTCTGTCAATTCAGTTCCGCCATCAGTAGGTCAGACTCGAGGTCACAGCCTTGGAATGGCTGTAGCGGAGAAGAATTGGCCTACGATAAGAGCCTCGGAATACAAGGATGTGGGGCCGGTTGGCTCCAAGTGCCACGACCACATGCTGGGCAAGCACTACCTGTGCGCGGTGGTGACGCAGGAGGCCGCGAACTGGCTGACTCCACAATCGGGAGATGTGACGGGCAGCACTCAAGAAGCGGTAGTGATGTGGGCCAATGGACAGCGGCCCAAGACATCAGACCAGAGATTGCGAACGCAAGTGGCTGCGGAACAACTCAGGCATGGCCAAGCCGCCCCGGCGAACCCCAGCACGCATGGGAGCCGCCAAGGGTTGTGGGTGGACTGGCGCACGCCGGGAGCCTCGGACGGCGAGGGCGGAGTGATGGAGATGAGAGAGGGTTGCGCGGGGAAATACAAGTTGAGGGATCATGCTGCGGACGGGAACAAATCAGCGAAACTCAACCCTCGCTGGGTCGAGACGCTGATGGGCCTTCCGATTGGCTGGGTTATGCCGAGTTGTGCATCTCCTGTGACAATCGAACTGACGAACTGCGCCTCCTCGGCAACGGAGTCGTGCCAGCAACAGCAGAACGAGCTTTTCGCGTTTTAACAGAGGAACTTTTTAATGCAATATCCTGAGAAAGAAAGCGCCGTCGTCGGCTACCTGAGCATGAACGGCTTTGCCGGCGTGCCGAAGTCGGCGGTGGTGGAGCCGGAGGCGTTCAGCAGTGTGCTGAACGGTCTCTACTACGCGGCGGCGCACCGGCTGCACCATGCGGGCAAGGCGGTGGTGGCGACGACGATTCTGGAGGCCATCGAGCGGGAGCCGTATTGGCTGAAGCTGGCGGAGGCGGAGGCGAAGGCTGCGGGGATGATCTCGTGGCAGGATGGGATGGTGATGGCGGATACCTCGCTGGGCTTCAACCCATCGGGTGGCGCGGTGGTGTCGGAATACCTGGCGGATATCGCGGCGGCGGCGGCGACTCGGAAGGCGGTAAAGGTGGGGCAGGGGCTGGCGGATGGCTCGATGGCGGTGGCGGATGCGCTGCAGGAGCTGAAGCTGCTGGCCAAGCCGAGGGCGGCGATGGCGGGCGTGGAGATCCATACCTTTGAGCAGCTCTTTGGCTACACTCCAGAGGATGACGCGAGCACGCTGGTGGGGGATCGGTGGCTGTGCCGCGGCGGGCAGCTATTGTTGCTGGGGCAGTCGGGAATCGGCAAATCCTCTTACACTCTGCAGCAGGCTATGACTTGGGCGCTGGGGATGCCGTTTTTCGGAATGAAGCCGCGGAGGCCGCTGCGGAGCCTGATCATACAAGCGGAGAATGACATGGGGGACATGGCTGAGGTGGTGCAGGGCGTGATGGCGTATGTGGTGGCTGGGAGCAAGATGATCCAACGGGTGGCGCTGGATGAGCTGAAGCGCAATATTGTGGTGGCGCGGGTGACGGCGCAGACGGGGGAGGCTTTCATCGAGGTGGTGCGGGAGCTGATCGCGAGGCACGGGCCGTTTGACCTGGTCTACGGGGATCCGCTGCTGTCTTTCATCGGCGACGATATTTCGCAGCAGGCGGTGGCGTCGCATTTCCTGCGGGAACTCTGCAATCCGCTGGCCTTCGAGCATAACTTTGCGTGGGTGTGGAGTCACCACACGGGGAAGCCGCAGAGCGATAGCAAGAGCCGGGCGCATTGGAATGCAAATGACTACGCCTACATCGGGCTGGGATCGAGCGAGTTGACGAACTGGGCGCGGGCGATCTGCGTGCTGCAGACGACGAAGCACGACGGGATCTTCAAGGTGCTGCTGGCGAAGCGTGGGAACCGGGCTGCGGTGGTGGATGAGCATGGGCACCCGACGACGGATATCATCATCAAGCATGCGGCTAAGGGTTTGCACTGGGAGCCGGCGGAGCTGCCGGAGGAGCCCGAGGAAGAGGGCAAGGCGAAGGGCAAGGCGGGCCGCGCGCCGAAGATCAGCCCGCTGGAGGAGGCTGAGATCATCGCAAAGCATGCGGTGTGGCCGC